ACTATAGTTGATTTTCTATTGCGACGCTGCCAACCAGATATCATGTTGACTACGCGCCTTATTCGGTTGAAGTTGAAGTCCCTACGCCTATTACGGGGCATAATGCCGTATATGTCGTTCCATAGGTTCTGGTCACCTGACTCAAACCGAGTGTCAATATCAGCTTCTTCCCAAAAAGACTGGTTGATAGTAATGCTGTCTTTATAGAACGTAGACATTCTCGCAAGTACAGAATTATCATTTTCCTCATAGAATTGAGGCCCTAACTCAGGAAAAATCATACTTCTATCCTTGCGTATTTAGATTTTATTACTACCTTTTTTTTACCTTTGTATTTTAATCATACACAACTACTCAGCCGTATGACTATTAATCGTAGTAAGTCGTAGATTTAAATGTAACTTTATCAGCGCCAATTTTACACTTAGACGGAACTAAAAATCCATCACTAAACATGTAATCGTTTGGAGTCGCACCAACTAAGAGCGAATTGTAAATTTTGGCTCCTCTAGCCGATTTTTCTTGCGTTTCCATTCCCTTTGATAAAATAAACCTTAATACTCATTCATTCTCCCATTCTTCTTTAGTCTTCCCTGTGCGCATAAAAAATAATTCCGTTCTTTACATTTGTAAGACACTCAAGAAGCGACCAATCAGTTCGCTCTAAAATAACTTGGTGGTCTTCTGTTTTATCTGGCCACTCACAGATATCTGTTCTTTCATGTATTAAGTCACCGCATGAAGCACTTACGTTTAAATCAAGACGACCCTTTAGTGCCTTTCTAACCATATTGTCAAATGCTCGCATTGGAACATTGTCGTTGATATACCTGATCCCACAATCAGTTTCAGACACGCCGCCAGGATAGTTCATAGCCTTCAGTTGTTTTTCATCTTTACTATCTACAACTGATTTATACATCCTTAAAAAGTTATCACCATATCTGGTGTTATATCCAATAAACTCAAGGCTTGCATGTACATCGGTAAGTTCATACCAAGTAATCGAACCAACTTTTGTTTCGCTTCCGCTTTTCTCAATCCACATGTCATACTTTATGTTCATAAAGTATTCATCTCTATAGTGTGGAATTTTACTCATTCTTAATCCCAGTCATCCTTAGCTACCTTGGAGCCCTTAAAGGCATCATCACAGGTAGTCTTAATTTTGTATTTTGGAGGCCCACGGTACTGATCAACTAATTCCCTAAATTGACCATGTAATATCTCAGTTATCTTCTCAAAAGAAGAGTGAATTATTACCTTGTCTTCGTTACTACTGCTTATGTAAAGAGTAAGTACAAGAAATATAAATACTCCTAAAACGAATCCATTCAGGTTCATTTCTCTAACGTCTCCTCAGGAGCCTTAACTTCTTCTGTGTTGGAGTGAACTGTGCAGGTGTCAGTTCGAAAGATACTTTTAATACAATTTTGTAGCGTCTTCGCAACAGATAGTATGGGAGATACCGATGCATCGAACACCCTCTTAGTACAAGAACCCATAAAAACAACACTGAAAATACTTACTGATACCAGTAATAGCGTACGTCTATTCATTATTACTCCTTTTTAGACCACAAAAATTACAAACAAAATCCTCAATACCTACAGACTCCCAATCGTCCATGGCCAGCTCTCCCAATAAATATATGCCGATAGTTATTGGGAGAGCTAAAAGCATACTTGGAAACAATGCGTAACTTATATGCACAAAAAAAGTTCCAATATTGAACGTGGCCCCAAATCCAAATGAATACATTCCACCAAAGCCAGGAAAAACCAGGGCCGTGATTAGTAGCATCAAATATCTACCCACCATTTTTAGGCTCCGTTTTATTGACCCTTCTTCTAACCAAAACCACAATTGTGATAACCGTTGCAAAAAATAGCACTGTCGAAATAAGCGAGAGTCCCGCATTAAACATTAGTTTCATCTTTAAGTACTCAACATACTTACCTATAGTGTCAGCAGACATATTTCCTATATCTACAGTTCCACTAAAAACTTTTTTCAACTGACCCGCCGCCTCAGTTGCTTCTTTAATCATTATTTATCCTTATTTTCGTCGCACATCCCCAGTGGATGAGTGTTCCAGTCATCTTCATCAATACGAGGATTTATCGCCATACTGGGGGATTTCTTAGGCTCAATAAACTTTAAATTTGATGACCATGTAGATCTATCGTCCTTACTTGGTCCATATAAACACGTTTGGCAGTACGACTTCATCCCTTCCTCACCACACATATGAATAAGGGCTTCACTTGAAGAGCATTTTTCACACACAGGCTTCATAACTTCGCCATTCTCATCTATCAGTTCAGCAACCCACTCAGTATTTTTAGGCGCCTGCTCACTCTCTTCTTCTTTGTCTTTATCACCCCGAAGGTCAAGAACCCATTCCTCGTTTTTCATCTTCATCCTTAATGTTTGTTAGTCCTAAACATATGCGGTAGTCCCGACTCATCGCCGTACATCGCTTCATGTCGTATCTTTTCCAGGTCCTCAGCGGACAATCCATCACGAGTCTTAGGAAGACTGATGCACATGTAACGTAAACAATCTGAACCGTGACTGTACTGATCATGTAAAGGAACTTGTTTATAATCGTACTTAGTGGCGTTCCATTCATAACGATAATTCTCAAGACACTTAATTAGCCGCGCACACCTTTGATCATCTACCCATATTTTACTCAGGGCCGACCTAACCGACTCTATTCCATCACGTATGGAAACATCAGGAGCAAGTATAAAGTTTAAACCTAGGTTCTTTGCCTTCTCTATTCTTGACATACCCGAACCCCACTCTCTAACAGCTATATCATGTGGAGCAATGTGCTTTCCGTATGTATATGGCTTTGATAACACATACTTACAATAAAAATCAAGGCCTTCACTGCTCTTCTCTATATAATCTATTATTCTTACGGTCTGACCTATTGTCTGAAAAAATATTATCGCAGTGGAATCACTCATGCCTAAATCCCACGCAGTATGTACCTTAAACCCAGCCTCCCATGGAACAACCCCAATTTGATTATTTAAGTTCATTCTGTCCAGATACTTACAATAAATTGATCCTTCAACTCCAGCCTCAAAAGAACAGTAATATTCTTGCTGAACCAAGTCAGGACTTATTTGGCCGTCCTTAAGGTCACGCTCAATCAACAATGGATCTATATGCTTTGTTTCATTAAGCCCTAACTTGCATGTCCACCAATGAGAGGAGTTCACAGCTAACTGATATATCTCCCAGAAATGATTCTTTCCTCGCGGGGTAGACTGGAATATGGCCCACCCCTTATTTGCTGCGAGAATGGGCGACATGAGAGCATATATGCGAGGGTTCTGCAGCGCATATTCCGAGAACACGACGCCCTGTGGGTTGGTACCAACTATTCTATCAGGATTATCCGAACCGATAATCTGGATGATAGAACCATTTGTTAAATTTACTTTCATCTCCTGAGAGTTCATACCCTCAACAAGCTCAGGCGGAATAAAGTCGAGAAAACGAATTCCCTGTATAGTTACTGAAGACCATAGAATTTTCTTGCCCTGAGCGTACGTAGGATAGACTACATAGTAGACTCCAGGCCGAGTAACCGCTTCTCTTATTACAATATTCCACGTGCATAAGTCTTTACCAGCTCGACGACACATAACTATAACTAATCGACGAAACCGCTTCTCAAAGAACGCCTCAAAAATAGGACGCTGATAATCACGTGGCTTGAATTTGTTTAGGTGGATCTTCACTTCTACAGGATGGCTCACTTGTTCTCCTTTTAAAAACCAAGTAACATTTAGGCAGATGGTTAAATAAAATAATCATCATTTTGTTGAGGAGTGTTTGGAGAGAATGCCACGCTCCTCTTTATTTTCCACATTACTCCTTTTCACGCTTTTTCCGCGCTCTATGATCATCAAGAAACGAACTAAGTCCTGCGCTCCCAACAAAAAAAACCACAGTAAGAACTATCACGCTTACAACTACCACATCAAACCAAAACGCAACCCACTGCAACTTAACGTAAGACGCACCGAGAACAACTGCTTTTCCCATAGAAATATTCATATTATTCCTCCCTTTTCTTTTATACAGCTAACTCAGGATTAAAACTCTCTACTTACTTTTTATTCTTCATATTCAGCCCACATCCTTAATGCTTCAAGCATCTCATTCCTCTCTGGAGCACCCTAAAACAAAAGATACTACCGAAAGGAGCAGCTTTTCATTACAAACTACATACCTAAAAAGGCTATATTTACTTCTTAGGACGCTTTCACCTTTGCCAGAACGTTCAATAACAAGTTCATATTTACTGTCCCCATCCTCTTGCGCTTCTGCGCAAACTTCTGCACGATTTAAAAAACCATCTATCTCTAATAGCACATCAATAGGTGACAACGATGCTGAGTCACCAATAACAAGAAGGTGATTGGGGGTTAGCTTTTCATCCTTGCTGAATTCAACTTTGCGTATGCTAATTCGCAGTTCTTTTTCGCTCATCTCATTCCTCTCTATCTAGTTCAACAGACTTCTTAACATCAGTGTATATCTCTTCATCAAACAACTTACCCGTCTTCTCTAAAAGCAGGACAGACTTTCTTAATTTGGCTACTTGTTTTCTAATCAGCCTGTCCTGATCTTTTAGCTCGCCGATCTTAACGTCAATATTAATATCTCTGTTAACATCGATTCGTGCAACCCTTGAGCGTATGTCCTTAATAATTTCTTCGTTAAGCTCCGAAGATTTTCTGAGCCCATACGTTCTGATTAACGTGAAGGCAATGGGAATCAGGAGAGCTGAAAAGTAAAGTATTGGTAAACCGTATTTAAATACGTCCATTTAATCACAGCCTAAGTGTATAATTACCTCTTCTATCTCTTTCTCTGCGTCCCCAAGCGAACTACCGTCCTTAGGGGCTATTGTTGAGTTAATCCTACGAAGAGAATTTCTAAACTCAGCAAATTCTTCTTTATGCAGCGCCCTGACTATCTTCTTGAGAGCTGCATTGTCATTCTCTAACTGCCCAATACGCTTGCTGATCTTCCAGTGAGAATAGAGGATAATCTTAATTGCCCCTAAAACGAGTAATACTATCAGTGACTCCATATCCATTATTTCTCCTTAGATAGGTTCTTAGTCGCTCTCCTGATGCCTTTTACGACTTCATCATCAGGAAACATCTTGTGGTAGCGATAAGCAAAGTTGCCATCTACGGGATACGCTCCGGACTGAATGAGCTGTACATATAAATTGTACTCATCAGTTAGATCATCCAGGTCCTCAAATTCATCTTGCGCTCGGTCTGGATATTCAAAGTGCATTTCTGCTTGATACGAAAGGCAGTCTATGCAAATCTTCTCTGTCTCACCCTTAGAATTCTTTATGTTTATCCATGGGCTGTTGCCAAGTTTCTTATCGCGCTCAAAGGTGTAGTCCATCATTTCTCCTTGAGATGAGCTATAAATTCCTTCAAATTTACCCCCTCCTTCTTACATTTAAAACAGTTGTAATACGAAGGTTCGCGTCTGCACTCAAAGCAGCCAAAGCAACTACAAAATGGGCATTTTCCGAACAATATCTGCGATGCAGGAAGCAAAAAAGTTCTTTCTGCTATCTCCGATATGAATTCATCTGTTTTCTCTTTCATCTCATTTCTCCACGGGTAGGTTCTTGGTTGGAGTTTTGACTTTCTTACTAAAGTCTTCTACGGCTATAACGTATTTAATATCGGGGTTAAGTTTATCGGTGGTTCTGGCTCTAAGTTCGGCTCTTTTGACTTCGGAGTCCCACCAAGAGTTATCGTAATGGTGTTGTTGGTGCATTACCATTTTGTAGTTGTATTTGCCGGTTAGTGCGCCTATTTCTCTACGGTCGCCTATAGCTTCTTTAGCGGCGGTTAGGGCGTTGCGCAGGGTAGGGTGCTTGTTGGCCCATCGATAGAAGGTACCGGAGTGTACTCCTACCTTGCGAGTGAACTGTGTTAGTTTAAGGGCGTTGTCGTCGTTGACGGCCCATTTGAGCAGGTCTTCTGAGAGTCTAGCGATGAAGGATGTGGTGACTGGGACGGTCATATTGGTGAATAAATGTTTATAGAAATCCGACACTAGGCTAGGGGATCTTCTTTTTAGTTTGGTATGGTTAGTAGTTTTGGGCACTTTTATTCCTTGGGGCTAATGGGAAGAGAGTCTCGGTGGATACAAAATTTTAGGTGAGCTGAGGTGTATCCTTGGTTTGTGCATTCGCACTCACATTCACCCCAGTCTTCGTCATCTTCATCGCGAAGGTCATCGCATTCACATATGAACCTCCACTCGCAATCAAACATTTCTTTTTCTACAAGGATTTCCCTAGAGAATCTGCACTTCACAATTACTCCATTAAGCGAGCCGTCCTGGGAATATGATTCTTTGTGTTTAATGTTATTTTTCTTAACCCACTCTATGAGATTTTCAGGCATCATCATTTCCTAAAAGTTCGTCTATCATTTCAGATATAAAGTCTATAGCGAAGTTTTGGCTGTGGCCTTTGGTTTTGTATGTGTAGGGATCATACATTACGGTTTCAGTCTCATCTTCAGATATGTGGTAGCACCCATATACTTCTGTTTCAACCCACAAAGCTTCGTCTATGAAGCTTTCTATTCCTGCATGACCAACATAACGGATAAGTTCCCCTACGATATGACGTGTTGTCAATTCGTCATGGGCGTAACAAACGTCCCACATGAGGCTCATTCCAGGATAAGAGATTGAGAATGTGGCTTTCTTCGTATCTTCCATGGTTATTCCTTTAGGTATTCTGCATAGCTTTCGTTACAACATTGTGTTTGCATTTCTTTAGCAAAGCGTTGGATATCTCTGGTCCTAGTATCCGTTGAAACTCCTTAAAATAGGTGGATTGTTCGACCTTTTCGTAGCCTTGAAGCTCCTTTTCAGGATCTAAGTTCTCTACAGGTTTTTCCCATGGTTTGTAAGCCAAATACATTTTGCGTCCCTTTGTGGTAGGTAGTGTGATTGTGTCTGAAGTGAGTGGATTTTCTGTCCCAACGAAAGAGTACCGATCAAAAAGGGAAAAGTTTAGTGGTATTTTTAGTTCTATGGCTGCCTTATGGGAAAGTTCGTAAGTATAAGCAAAGGGATCTCTGACTAATACACCTCCTTTTATGGAATTGATTAGTTTATGTGTTGCGCTGTAGATAGCTGCATCCGGAAATATAGACATCCTGGCCTTGCCGTACTTGGATAAATCGATTACTTGTGCGAGCTTTTCGATAGCCTTCACTCTTAAGCCTATTTCTTCTTTCGTCATCACTCTGCCTCCAGAGGGACGGACTCCAAGTGGGCAACATCGTGTTGATTTAGTAAAATGGTCACCGGTTGTGCCGCTTTTGGGGAGTGCCCTCTTACTATTGTAAGTTAAGTTACTACTAATACATGACATGGTAATACTATTTAACTTACTACTAACTAATAAATTCAATTGTGTGTGATTTTTCCTATTGTACGTCAGGAGGCTAGTTATAAACGAACCTATCTTGTTTATTACACGCTTGAGCTTGAAAAGTGAAGTTAATTTGTATATTGATGGCTGCCAATGCCGATATATAGCACGAACGAGACCAAACGATTTAAGGCGTCCTATGCTCTTGTTTACCTCTGAACGTGTATAGCCTATGTTAGCCGCTATCGTGGACTGAGAGACAAACACATGCCGGTATAGATGTGAATAAGATACGAGCTCGTTAAGAACAAGCCTGTCTATCTTACGGAACATGTTTCTTATGAATTTACGGGGGTCATATCTGAATAAAGAGACAGGGGACGGGCTAACCCAAGTACCGTCGGTATCCGTCCCCCAAGCGTCTACAAAAGCTTTTTTAGGTGATACACAAAGGGTATTTGCTGGTTCTTCTTGACTTCGGCGGGGGATGGTGTATCTTTGGTTCATAACATTCCTTTTGATTAAGCACTAATAGAAATGTTACGAAAAAACCCGGTGAGAGTCAAATCTCATCGGGTTTTTATTTTTATAATCCATAACCAGGAGAAGAAGAATGAAACTCAAAGCCTTTATAGCAAACATATTAAGCGACACGTTATAAGTAAGTAACTATGATGAAGAGATATGCGTAGAATTCGATTTATCTATCATCGCAGACAAAGACAACAACATTACAGTTGTTGAAAACTACGATGAACCTGTGATATCCAGAATAAAGTTCAAACTTAAAGCTGGCCCCAGAAGGCACCAAATCTGATTTAAAAAAAGCTACGGTCCACGCTAGACCAGTAGTTACAGCCACATACTATTAGAAGCAATGCGTAACCAGAAAATGTAGTGTTGTATTTAGTTGTATGTGGCTGCTTTTTCATCTAAAACCTCACTTTTAGCCACTTTTTACATATGCTTGACAACATAAGTACATATGTGCTATTCTATATATACGTTGAAAGTAGATATTACTAATAACGCTCCGGGGGGGGCAAAGAAAGGGAAAGCATGGAAAAACAATTTACAACTACAGCTGAGAAACTTCTCGAGATACAAAAGAAAATCAAGTTTCTTAAAATAAAGGAAAAGGAAGAAGCTGAACGGCTAAAAAGTATATGCGGAGAAGAAACAACCTCTTTTAATGGATACACGTATAAAAACATAGAAAGAAAAGGCTCCATTAAATACACGCTAATACCTGAGCTTAAGAAAATAAACCTTGAACAATACAGGTCAGAACCTACGTCATACTGGAAGCTCAGCTTTACCGAGCAGTTCGATATGGAAGTAGCATGATAATTTTAAATGTAATAGCTACGATAGAATATTTATATGCCATAGCAATCTGTTTAATAGGGGTCGATATTATATCTAAATGCCTACTTAGTTACTCAAAAGGAGAGTAAATGAAAAGACTATCAATAATTGCTTCAGACGAATTGCATAAATCAATTAAAATTCTTGTACTCATGCACGACATAACAATGACAGAAGTAATAGCTATGGGTGTATCACTATTTGCAGAACAGGCAGACACCAAGAAAGAAGTTAAAAACCTTAAACACCAGATATACAAACTCAAATATGATGCAGCAGACAAGGATAAATAGTGCCTATCGTAAATGTTCTATATGGATTAGATAATTTACTTATAAAACAAATAATTATCGAAGAAGATTTCAACGATGATGTATTAGAACTAGGTAAAGAAATTGTTAATAAAATACTAGAGATAGAGTCAAAAAAGGGGCCTAAAAAGTACATGGAGCCAATACTATTAAAAATAATGATTCATCTGGAAGATGAAGAGCCAAAGAGATACTTAATAATGCACCCAAAGGCACATGAATTAAATATGGACTCTTTTAAGGATCAGCTTGCATCAGGCATAGCAGTACAAATATTAAATACAGTTAAGGATAAATAATGGAAAATTATCTCTGTTATGTAGACCTTATTTTAAGCATGACGCTCTGCGTAATGGTGTGGCGCTTACGCAGAGAAATGTTGAGCTCTAAAACAGGTACTCGCAAATACATAGATCAATCGTATGAAACTATCTGGAAAGTACTAGAACAAAGGCTAGAAATCATGGAACGAAAACTAGAAAAAGTAATGGAAATTAAATCTACCTTTGAAGGATAAATTAATGGAAGAACAAATAAAAGAACTCAACACTCTACAGACATACGCAAGACAAGTAGCTAAAAAAGACTTCTTCTACAACATCATGTCTTCTAAGATAGACCTAATCTCTAAAGCTATTATAGACTTTAAAAAATCTTCCATAGAAATGAAAACAGATAAGGCCGCTGGCGGTAGATATAAGTATCAAAGCTTGCCTGCCCTCCTCAATGCAATATCTACATCGTTGGCTAAGTACGGTCTGACGTGTATGCAGCCCGTTCACTCCTTAGCCGACAAAACATATGTCATCACACTGATATTGCATTCCAGCGGCCAGTATATTCGCTCCGTTACAGCCGTTCCAGAAAGATACACAATGGCAGGCAAAGTAGTTATAACTAACGAGAACCTACAAGCCATGGGAGGCGCACTCACTTACACAAAAAGACACGCACTGAAGTCTATCCTTGGAATAGACGCAGACGAAGATACAGATGGTAACAGTCCCTACACGAGGAATTAGAATGGAAAGAGAATGGAAGAGAACAGCCAAAGAAAAAGTTACTAAAGTAATTTTTTACATCCTAATTGGTGATGAAAAAGGAGATTCAAAGGAATCAGCAGCAATTAAAGATGCCCAAGAAGATGGGATCGCCTACGGCTACAGTCCTGAAGAAAGTCGATTTTATATTACAACATTAAATGAATTAAATATTGACATGAAAAGGTTCGTCGATATCATTCAAGAAAAATTAGACGCAAGCTTCTTTGAAAAAGCTAGAAAAGCCGCAGGAAGTAAGGCATTCACCCTGAAAATGGGCATAATCTTTACTTTATTGATACGAGAAGACGAAGAAGATGATGATCAAGAAGTACACGATCAAGCTCTAGAATCCGTGGATTTTGCTAACGAATATCTATTAGAAAAAAACAGTCTCATCGGAGAAATAGTAACATCTTTTAAAGATTCTCTTAAGAGATATGCAATTAAAATGGGCGTCGTGGAAGAGGAGAATTAAATTGTGTACAAATGAGATTAAGATGGACTTTCCAGACATTGATAAGGAAGAGTTAATTAGATATATATATGAATCAGTTAGTGAAAAGCTAAAGGAACTTAATGGACATGACGGAGAGAGAGACGTTTAGAGACCAACTGTCTCATTTTGATGCACTCGAGAAATACATAGATAAGAAGCTAAAAGATAGAGAGAAATCCAGCAAGGGTGACCCATACGAGTCAGAGAAGACTGATCAGATATGCACAGCGCTGGCCAAGGCACAAGGAGAGTTCCCTAAAATAAACAACAACAGAAAAAACAACTTCCTGTTCAACCAGTACTCAGACCTAGACATAATCGTGAGAACTATACGCCCAGCACTTTCCATTAATGGATTATCAGTAACCCAGCAAACCAAACTTAGCGATGAGAAGACTATTCTCATTACTAGACTCAGACACAAATCATCACAGTTCATCGAGACACGCTCAAGAATAATTCCCTCAAAGAACGATATACAATCTTACTCATCCGCTATTAAAGCTATGAAGCGTCATGACATTATGGGACTACTAAACATAACCATAATAGACGACTACGACGACGACGATGGTGAGCACGACATGCAAGTGATAAGGAAGGAGCGTAACGCCGGATTAGGTATAAACACTCGTTACAAGGCAAAAGAGGAGTCGTTTGAACCCATTACGCAACACCAGGCTTCAGAATTGCAGTACGTTCTAGCTAACTACCCAGATATAGCTAAACAAGTACTTGACGCCCTAAGGGTAACAACAGTCGCTGATATCCCTAGATCTAAGTTCGATAAAGTAAGAGAACAAGCTCAAAATATAATTAATGCTAGAGAAGGCAGAAATAAATAATGGAATTAATTACGAAACATCAAGTCAGAGAGATACAGTTACTGCTATTTAAGAACATTGGCAATCTAGATATGCACAAAGGTATCCTTATGGGGCTAAGAGTTTGCACTCTAGCAGACATCCCTAGATCTAAGTTCGATAAACTAAGAGAACAAATTAAAATGATAATCAATGTCAGAGAAGAAGGCATCTATAAATAATTTTCTCCTGATAGTCGGCGCCCTAACCCCGAGAAAAAGCTAGGGCGCTACCTAAAGGAGAGAAGATGAAGAAATTCTTACAGCGTTGCTACAATATTAAGATTAGAGGTTGGATATATAATTATATTTCCAGATGCATCAGAAGCTACATTTATAGCATTACCTATTTTATTTTTATAATCCTGAAACCATAATATTCCATTAGGAGATATAGCCGTCATACCAGTTCCATCACCTGAAACGGCTACAAACATACCGTTAGAACTATCCCAAGTAACATCATCAGCTACCATAGTATTAGCCAATACATTCTTACGCTGTGTCCATGTTATTCCATCTGGTGAAGTTGCTACTTTTCCCTGCTCACCCACAGCACAAAACAATGTTAACGAAGATGAATATGTAATCGCCTTAATACTCTGCGTTCCAAAACTAGAAGTCTGCGATGTCCACGCACCAGTAGGATCTGCTGCTGTTGCCACAAACCCACTATCTCCAACCACTACATGGGTAGAGTTACCATACGCAGCACCGTTTAATGGCTGAGAAAGTCCAGTACTATTAACAGTCCATGCTCCAGTTGGATCAGTCGCAGTGTAAACTATAGAATCAGCCGTCAATACCCAGTGACTTCCTCCTTGATTAACTCCAGTAAAAGTTCCGCCAGCATCAGAAGGAAGCGTAGTATATTGTGTCCACGTTGCCGTAGGATCTGTTGCTACCCATACTCTTCCTGTTCCACCACCTTCACCGATAGATCTTGTGGGGATTACAACACAAAATCCATCTCCACCGCAATGTGATTTAGTAAAGAAATCCCACGCACTAAAACCAGCCTGCAAATATTCCTGAGTCCATGTTACTGCGTCAGGTGAGCTATAAATTCTTTGCGTTGCACCCGGTTCAACCTCTACCCAAACAGAAGATCCAAATGAATCATACGATACTCCAGTAAAGGTTGTTGGACCAGAAATTGCTCTCATTTCTAAGAGATATGGACTACCAAGATCGTTGGTAGATTCTAAATTTAACGTATTAGATCCTGCAGTATAAGTTATCGTACCACTTGTTGAAGTAAGAGTTGCCCAAATAGGTGCAACACCAGTTCCAGCTACGAATAACTGCCCGTCAGTTCCATTAGAACTAGACAAAACTCCACCCGCACTAGAAGAAACTACTCCCAGTCCTAGACTTGAAAACGCAGGATCTGCATCCAAATTTATTGTAACTGTATCACCAGCACCAGCGGTATTGATATTAGTACCACCAGCTATAACTATAGCGTTACCAGCTATAGTCGCTGTGCCAGCATCTGTTGTAAAATCTTGTGCGCCTAAAAACCCACCCTTAATGTCTATGTTTAATGTATTAGCGCCAGCCGTGATATCCATCGTGCCACCGCTAGAAGTAAGAGTAGCCCACGCAGGATCTAAACCAGTAGCCCCTACAACTAACTGACCGTCACCACCCTGCGTTAGGCCTACAGTTACAGTATCGCCAGTAGCAGACGTTACCACAACATTACCACCAATAACGTCCATCTCATCGTTTACTGCTGTCGCACTTCCCGTATCTGCATTTACAGTAAGAACACCACCCGTAACCTCAGTCCAAGTAGCAACCCCTCCAACTAAATTAGTAAGGAACCACACCTCATTAGTAAGACTATTTACCCACAGATCACCGATATTAAAATTATTCTGTTGAGAGGTAGGGGTTCTAGGTTGAACTATTAACTGAGGAGGCGTAGTAGCCTCAACTCCCATGTACGAAAGAGGCTCTGCTCCAGTAACTCTTTTAGGTCTTGCCATACTATCTCCCTTTAACTAAAACTTGTTTTAATAGTCGGACCATCACCAACCACAACTAAAAATCCATCTCCGTATTTCAGATCCCACATATTAGCGAAACCACCAGTATCTAAATGCCAAGTTATTCCATCTTGAGATAGTCCTATCTCCGAAGAATTAGTAACAACTACAAACAAATTTTCTGTAGCATCCCATTGGACAGTTGTATCGATACTTCCACCACCAAAAGGGCTAGTTCTTTGAGTCCAAGACGTCGTATCAGAGCCTGCCGCAGTTCCTATCTTTCCAGATGCACCAACGGCACAAAATAAATCTAACGTAGGAGAATAAGCTACATATCTAATATCCGTAGCACCAAATGAAGATGTGCGCTGAGTCCACGTACCTGTTGGATCCGTCGCTGTAGCCAACTTACCAGCCCCACCAACCATAACGTACGTTGTTCCATCAAATGCACACGACCTACAGAAATCAGCACCAAAAGATGATGTCCTACTTGTCCAAGTTCCCGTTGGATCTGTCGCCGTTGTAAGAGTTCCAGATGAACCCATAGCTAACCAGTAGGTAGTCCCATCCCAAAAAACACCCTGAATACCAGTAGCACCAAACCCAGACGTTCTAGACGTCCAAGTGGCCGTAGGATCTGTAGCCGTAAGCATATAGCCAGAATCACCCACAGTCGTCCACGTTGTACCATCATTATCGATGTCTCTCATGTTATTTAAAGCTGTCTCCTGAATAGTCCATGTAATAGCATCGGTAGACGTAATAAGGTCAGATGTACCTGCAGTAGCAGCATTAACAGCAGTCCAGTAAGTACTACCATCATATCCTACACCTCGCATAGCCGAACTTATTGCTCCTGGAGTTCTAGATGTCCATGTATAGGGACTAATAAATTCTCTCCTCTTAGAAGAGAGAATACCTGGCTGGGATACTATCATGCTACATCCTTTCTAAGTCCTTTATTCCATGGAACTTTTCCTTTAGAAGATTCACTCATTTTTTTCTTAGATTCTTCTGTGTGGGTTTTGCCTTTCATCCACGAAACCTTTCCCTTAAGTGAATCACTCATTTTTTTTAAGCTCTCTTCAGTATGCCTTTTTCCCTTCATCCATGGAGTACGACCTTTTAGTGCTTCTTTGTGCGCCTCACTTAATTTCTTACCTTTTTTAGCATCACGCATTTTCTTTCTTGCCTCGGCACTCTGCGTTTTTCCTTTCATACCAGAAACAACTATTCCTTTTGTTCCTTTATTCCAGGGGGTTCTGCCTTTAAGCTTCTCTCGATGTTCTAGGCTAAGCTTCTTTCCTTTGTGAGCTTCGCTAAGTTTTTTGCAATGCTCCTTGCTTAACGTCCTACCCTTAAGTAACGATACGCCATCTTTCATAAAATTACACTTCTGCTTTCCGTGCAATCTGGCGTGGCATGAGCTACATAAAGTTATACCGTTACTAATTTCAATCCTAAGCTCAGGATATTCATCCCAACATTTAATGTGATGTGCATGGATTAATATGGCATCTCCTGAGCTACCGCAATCTTGACAGGTAAAATTATCTCTTTCAAAAACTGCATCACGCCATTCATAGCAGTCAATCCTATTGCGCTGAGCAACTTTACATACTTTCATGATATCTCCAGTTAATTTAAAACTATCAACTTTATCTATCATGAAAGTATTACTTCTTGGCGCCAATGTCACACTAAGCAAGGTCGCCACCACAGAGCCACTCATCTGTCGCTATCTTAGTAACAGAGGCTATAGCGTACTGCCCAGCAGTATCTAATAACGCTCCCCTAGACCTCAAGGTCACACCACCCTCTGGCGTTAGAGTTACCACTCCTGCACCATTTTGTGATATGAGAACGTTAGTTCCGATATCCATCGCAACATCAGCATTAACAGGAATCGTAACTGCAATAGCAGCAGCGTTTGTACACGTGACTATCTTACCTCTATCACTAGCTAGAAGTTCGTAAGTAGTTCCGGTCTGGTTGTTTACAGCTATCGTTCCAGTAGAAGAAAGATCTATAGTTCCAGCACCACCAGTAACTTCTATAGAATTATCCGCAGACGCCACAGTAGCAAATACAGGGTCTGCTCCTGTAGAGCCAACAAGAAGCTGTCCATTAGTTCCAACAGCCAGCGGAGTAATAGCTCCAACTCCAGAACCAACAAGAACACCATGGTCAGTAAGAGTGGCAGCCCCTGTTCCACCAGATGCTACACCAACTGGTGTAGTTGCTGAAAGAGTAGTAAATGCCCCTGTACTAGGTGTGACTGCTCCTATTGGTACACCTTCAATTTTTGTAGCGCCACCGATTACTACGTTGCCAGCTCCTATTTCAGTCAATGTTCCAGCAAGGTTAGAAACATTCAGACTAACTATCGAAGCAGCTGTAATATCGGATAGCTTATCTAAGTCTAGATTAGAAACTGTTAAATGAATTTCTGGAGTTCCTCCACCAGATGTAAGAAAAGCCGTTCCGTCTCCAGCGCCCATATTTCTTATAGAATCACCACTTGCCTGAAGTGCTCCACCTGTTGTACAACCAAATACTGTTCCTGTTCCTATTACATACAGACATAAAAACGAAATCTGTATGTCGTCTGTAGTTGTACTTCCTATCACAAATCCATTATCAAGCGAGATTCTCTCAACAAACAACGTTAAAGAACCAGCCAAACAAATAAAACCTGTTGCTGTTCCAGAAAGAACTATTCTTTTAAGATTGATGCTAGCTTTTTGACTTGCTGTGTTCATAGTTATACCGGTAACACCAGTCGCTACCGTCATTTCACCAAATGTCCAAATATTATCTGTTGTTATAGAATGGCTACCTGCAAGAATCGCATTTGGGGCGTAGATATTTATGCCCGACACACCCGTTATATTTTCAGTATAGATTCCATCATCGGCACATGATACAACATCACCCGATGAAGCTGCCGCTATAGCTGCTCCGAAAGTAAGAAATGCTCTGTTTATACTTAAACCATCGTTTGCATCGTTACCATGCTTGCCAACATAATAGATATTAACCTGAGGCAATCCCCAATCATCTATAGTCTCAAGAGCTACTTGAACAGTTGTATCGCTAGCAGATAAAATCCCATCAAAGTTAGCTACATCCGTAAGAACTAAAGAAGCTAAGTTAGTTCCACCTCCTGTAGAGAAAAACGCCCTAAGAGTTGCCTTTTCTATAATTACTTCAACTATTGTGCTTGTAGATTGCCTATAAATTATATGACCAAGCTGGGCTAGTTCAAGTTTGGCCAATTCAGCTGTAGCTAGTGATACAGTTCCATCGGCTATAGCCGTTTCAGCTGTTCCAAGGTTATTGTATTCTTGATCATCTAAGACAGCCCAATATATAGGAGTATCAACTGTAATATTATCCTTAGAGACATAAAGAGTATAAATGCTAAACCTAGTACCAGAGCCAGCTGTAGGTGTTCCGGCGCTATTCCAAAACCCATTAAATGTATCTGAAGCTTGATAGGTCGCCCACTTTCCAGCACCAGTTGTATACATTTGATTCCACACTTCAGCTACACCACCACCATCTGGAATAACTGTATGCAAACCATGATCATCTAATTCATCGGCCCCAACAATCTCTATTTTTTGCGTTCCATTAAGAGTTATATTTGCACCCTGTAATTGGTTTTCAATTATAGTACCTATTGCATCATGGTTGTAAACAGATACGGCAACTGGAAAATCAAATGGATGATTCTCTTTAACGGTATATTGTATATTGGTACCCGTAGAATCTCTTAATACCTCAAAAAGTGGAATGTTATTCTGATAGGCATCCTGACCACTGAAAGTTGTAGTCTTTCCGATTGTGCCAGTGTCGTCTATATATATTAAGTAAGTGTTCCCAGCGAGAAGACCAGTTACAGTCTGACTACCAGCCCATGAAACCTGGACCCCGTTTATATATCCTGATCCACCAGTCAGCACTTCAAATGATCCAAGTACAGTATCATCAAAAAATGGCCCACCACCACTCCATTGATCAAAACCTGTAGATATTGTCAATGAAGCAGAAGCTGAGACTACACCGCTTGAATCTACAATAAGACCGCCATCTGTTATAGAAGTAAGCGTTACATCTACTCCAACCGTAAGATCAGCACCTGCAACAAGATCACCTGCCGTGGCAGTAACATTACCAGTAGTAGCTATTACGCCTGTTCCACCAGTAACAGTTGTACCAAAATCACCATATCCTATTAAAGAAACAACGTTTCCAGCGTTTGCGGTTATATCTCCAACGACACTTGTGATACCAGTGCCAGCTTCAATTGTAGTAAAGGCAGTTATTAAACCACCAGAATTTATATTTCCCGCCGTTGTAGTTATATTTCCTGTAGTCGCTGTTACAAACGTACCAGCCGTAAGAGAACCAACAAGAGAAACACTATCATCTAATATAACAGTTACAGTATTACCAGCGCCTGTTGTATTTATATTAGTCCCACCAAGTATGTTAGTATCACCGGCTACAGGAACGGCAGTACCTGCATCTGTAGGAAAAGAATCGGCGAACACACCCGCGTGAGAAATAGTTAAGGTATTAGGAGTTCCTGCAACTGTAATACCAGCTCCACCAAGAATATTGATGTTTCCTGCTACTGGCCCTATCACACCACCAGAATCTCCGGTTAGAGAAACGAGAGCTCCTGTTTGAAAAAATTGTCCGGCTTGACTCATATCTATCTCCTTTTATTCTGTTGCGCCGTAGTATATTGTTGCATACACAGAACCACTAGAAGGAACACCATCTTGCTTTACGTAAAGTCGATCGCCTTCAGGAATATAATAGCCTTGCTCATTAGACCTATTAGACGTAATATCCAGCAAGAGATACGAACTTGTAGCCAATGGAAAGTGATCCAGAACGCCGTCATATGAAAACATCAATGTTACATCTGTTAAATTTTGTACATGAAGGATCCTTACTGGATTAGCAAAAGAAGTTCCCACCCCAGTGTATCCAGCAGCTATAGACCCAAAAGCTAATGATCTAACCGGCTCAACTGCAAGTTTAATTGATTGAGATTGCGCCATCCTACCTCCTTATTTTTAATTTTGTCATGCAGGGGAAAAAAATGCTATCAAAACCCCTGCACAACAGTCGCTAATTAACTACTTAGTTTCATCTTCCTTCTTCTTAGCTTCTTCTTTCTCTTTTTGCTTATCAATTGCTTCTTTAAATATTCTAGCTATTTCGTTTGCAGTATTAATGGCCGCATTATGGCACTCTGGTAAAGGTGAGTAGAAGGGCATTGAAAATCTATAAATCCTACCCTTCTCTCCAGTAACCTCTATCACCATATCGTTTATAGTCTTAGTCTCCATATCTACTGTCTTAGCCGTATCTGTTTTTTTTTCTTCGCTCATCTTTCTCCTTTATCTAAATAAAATCCACTCGCGGTAAGAAACCCAACTCCTGCAACTCCTCGAGCTGATATTGTAATTCCTTTTTTGAAAAAAGCTTCTTTACAAGTTAGCGTTGGGTTCAAGCTTACTGCATCTCCAGACACAATAAATTCATGTGGATTTGTTCCATCAAAACTAATTTCGTAACCAAGATTACTATCATTGGTAAACCTTAACGAAAAAGCTGACTCTGGAACAACTCCAGTGGCAAATTGTGTAAATGTTACAGCATTTAAAGTTGCAGAATCTACAAAATCAAGCGTTAAAGACAAAATTGCATTTTTTGTAGCCATATTTTAACCCTTCTAATATAGAATTAGTCTTAAATATAATATCCACTTAAATATATCATTCCCGTTCCTGCTCCTCCGCGAACCATAATGATGCTACCCTTTCTAACTCCTGTGTATTCATCGCATGAACCAGGACAAAACACTTCAATAATCGCATTAGGCTGCAGTGAATGATCATCGCTAACCCCATCAAAACTAACATTAGCTGCAGCATCGGATGCATTAGTTATTCGAATTAAAAAGCAACCTTCATCCAATCCTAATGGATTTATTGGACGGAAAGTCGCGTCAATTGTGCTGGAATCAATCGATGTAAGATTTACATAATTTATGGAATTCTTGATGGACATCAATCCTCCTTAAATAGATATTTCTGGACGGCTAGCCCTATTAAGCAAAACAACATTTCACATATAAAATATACGATCTAACTGTGAGCTAGCCATCCAAAGCTAATTACTAATTTAAGCAATTATCCAAAAAGTAATCAAAACATTGCCGTTAAGAGCTGCTGCGCCATTATTGGTCAATGTAACAGTAAATGAACCTGCACCAGGCGTTACGCGAGTTACAGTCATTTGAGCATCGTTAGCACCAAGATTACTGGCTGATACAAATATCGCCGAACCTGCACCTACTACCGAGTTAGTAATTGTAAATATCTGAGCTGCGGCCGATGCTGTCGTAAGACCAGTGAATGTACCTACGCCAACGTTAGCATCAATGGTTACGGCAGCGCCAGCAAATGTAGCTGTGGCTGGAACCATGTCGACTATACCTGCAGCTTCAATTGAAACACCACCAGTTCCTGACTGAAGAGTTGTTGCAGATGTTGTATTTGTTGAACCTAGAGTAACTGGACGAGCAGCACCACCAGTACCAACATTAACAGCTTGGGCATCCGCATCATTACCTATGTTAATAGCTCCACCATCAGAGTTAATGCTTAAAGCACCAGCTGCATCAATATCAATGATACCTAGGCCATCAATTGTTAGAGCACCAGTTCCAGCATATAGATTTGTATCTGCCGCTGCG